CCCATATTCAGTTCTTTGTCCAATGTTTCTATAAACAATTAAACCATTATATGCTTTATTAAAAAAATCTGCACTTCCTGAAATATCATATAAAGTTGGTTTTTTATATTGACCGCCTTCACTTTCAATTTTTCTAGGATGAGCAACTAAAAATAAATGAGTTTTAGTTTGTTGGCAAAATTGTGTTATTTCAGATAATGTTTTTCCAATGTATGAATGATCCCTTTGTGCTGAGTGATCAAGCATATTCCAAGGATCAATGACACAAACATTAATTCCTTTTTGAAATACTAATTGTTTAAAAGCATCAAGTATTGATTTTAAAGTTAAATTCTCAAGATCTATTTTAACCCAATAAAAATGTTCTTCAATAAAATCTTTAACAGAATTTAAATCATCATTAGAACAATTTTTAGATAATAATTTATTTGCTATTCTTTTTATATGTCCTTCATATGGATAAGATTCAGGAGAAAACATTGCACACCTAAATCCATGCCTCATTGATATATTACATAGGACCTGATCTAAAACATCACTTTTACCAGAATTTGGAATGCCAGAAACTACTGACCACTCACCAAATGACATTTTAAAATAATCATCTCCACCATCTAAACCAATCGTAAAATTTTCAACTCCATTCTCATTATAATTTAAAACACTTTGCCAAATATTATCAATATTTATAATTCCTTCAATTGGAAAATCCTTTGCTCCTTGTATTAGCTTTCTTAAATACTCAGCACCTTTTTCAATTAAAACTTCATTAGCATCTTTAAATTCTTCAAACTCCACATATTTACATTTATAACTTCCAAATCTTCTTGCCAATTCATTTCTTAATTGCATTCCAGGTTCATCATTGTCTGTACATAATATAATTGTTTTTTTATCTTTAAAATATTCATAACAATTATCTAGATAATCTAATTTCTGATTTCCTTTATTTGCTCCATTGGGTACTGATACCACACTATATAAACCAGCTTCATGAAGTGAAAGAGCATCCATTTCTCCTTCAACTATATAACATATTTCAGAATCTTTTATATTGTTTAAACCATAAAATATTAACTCTGCACCTGAAACTAATTTAAAGTTTTTCTCCCCATCTCTGTATTTAACATTGACAATATTATCATTTCTGTAATAATTAAAATTTATACATTTTCTTTTTGCTTGTACTTGTGGCATAAATTCCAAAGATTCACCAATTTTATAATGAACCAATGTTGGTTCTGTTATGCCACGATCAGCAAACCATTTAATAACTCGATCTGTTAAATTTATATTTATTTTTGGTGGTAATATAAATTCCTTTTTCTTTTTAAATATTACATTACCATTCCAACCACAATGATGACAATGATATAAACCATTTTCAACATCTACACTTAAACAAGGATCTTTTTTGTTTCTTCTTGTATGAGAACACTTAGGACAAGTCGTTTTATTACTTCCACCTGGTTTAATACTTATTCCCAAACTTCTAAGTTCTTCTATATTATTCATAAATATTTTTTAAATATAAAAAAAAATTTTAAATATCAAGATCTTCTAAACATAATAATCTTTCTTTTTCTAATACATATGCCATTACTCTAGTCATTCTAAGGTTCTGAGGTTTAAATAACATTCGATTAGTAGCAAATCCTTCAAATCTATATTTAGGATATTTACAACTAAACAATGCAAATAAATGACATTCACTTTTAGCATATTCTGGAATCATTAAAGGATTATCTGGATTTCTATTAACTTTTATATCTACATTCATATTAATCCATTTAGCATCATAATAATCAGTACCTAATGTTTTTGATATATTATGAATTTTAAAATCAGGAAATAAATTTAATTCTCTACAAAATATAAACTCACCACCAAACCCACAGATATTTAATTCTAAATCTGATTTTTCATTTACAGTTCTAAAACCATCCCATCCAGTTTTCTTTTTGTTTTCATGTCTTTGTTTTGCAGATAATTCAACAATTTGCTGTTCCCATTTATCTAATGTAAATACTTGTCCTTTATTCATTTTTTAAATATTTTATGAGTTCTATTATTTCATTACCATCTAATAATTGAGATAAATTATATTCATTTAATTTAGCATTCTTTGTAATTGCTCCTAATCTTTCTTTTCCATCAGGATCATTATATATTTTAAACTCAATTAGATTTTTAATTTTATTATATGCTTCAGGTTTATTTTCTTCACTATATACTGCATCAAACCTGTGAATCCATTTATCGCCATTCTTATCAACATTTCTTAATTTAGGTAAACTTAAAAATTGATTTTTCCAAAAATGATGATTTCTTATATACTTAACTATTTTATATATCTGCCTAATATCATAACCATCTAATCTTTGTAATTGATCAATAATTGTTTCCCATCTTTTAATTTGAGCATCAGTTTTTGGATGAAATTTTTTAGGAAATAAATCTATAAAGTGAGACAATACATTAATATTACTTTTATTATATATGTTATTATTAATATTACTTTGTGCTTGATTACCTTGATTAAGGTTTTCTACATTAAGGTTTTCTGAATCTAGTGGTATATCATTTAATATATAATTCATACCAGCTATTTTGCCATTTACATAAATTCGATCTCTTTTTAAATATCCAAACTCAATTAATTCATTGATTTTATTTCTTATCGCTGTTTGATTTTCTTTGAAATGTCCACAAATAAATTCCACAGTAATCTCTTGATCAGATTTATGACTAAATAGCCAAGCATATAAACCAGTCGCACCAATAGATATTCCTTTATGTCTTAATATATAACTTGGAATAATAGTAAACCTGTCAAATTTTTCAGGTTTGATAATTATATTATATTTCATATTTTATTACAGGTCATCAACCAACCCCATCACACGATCACAAAAATATCTTAGTTCTTGGTAAACTTTATTAAATTCATTATAACTCATTTTTTCTTCTTCGTGTAAATACCAAAGTAAATCAATTAATATATTGAATTCATTTTCAGTTGCTTCACCAACATATTTGTAATCATATATAAAATTTTCTGAAGCTGTTGTTGTCCATCTTACTTTCTGAGTTTGTTCATCAAAATAAATGCTTCTAGCTTTTTTCATTATTAAAATAATTGTCAATTGTTGTTATTACTTGATCAAAATCATTTGACCATATTGCTTGCCATCCAGCATTTTCTAAATCCTTTAACCACTTTTTTTGGTTATCACTTGGTTTATTATAACCAACTTTTAATTCTATTGCCAAACCATTAAAATATTTATTTGGTGTGAAAATCATCACATCAGGAACACCAGGTTTAGAACCTAACACTTTCATTTTATATCTTTCAAATGGAGATCTTTTCCCTTCATTACTTAAATGAGTAACCAATGCATCAGGATATTGATATTTTAAATAATTCATAACCTTATTTTGCATTCTATCTTCTTTACCTAAATATTTATCAAATGGATTTGGCATAAAAATTTTTTATAAAATTAAAAAAAATTATTCCAAATCTGCTAATTGGTATATTGTTTGTGTTAATTCTTCAATTTTTTTCTTTAATTCATCATTCTCTAAAAGCATAATATTATACTCAACTAATAGCTGATTTAAAGATTTTTCATGCTCTTTCTTTTTTAGAAAATCATATTTATTAAATAACTCTTTACATTTTTTTGCCATTAAAACATCATATTTTAAAATATTTGGTAATTCTGCCAATGCATGTAAAACAGTTGCATGACCTTTACCAACTGATTTTCCAATTTTACTATAAGAAAATTTACCAATCTCTCTACATATTTTATAATAACAAGCCCTAGCAACTATATACTCATATTTCCTTGTTTTTGTAGTTATATCTAACTCAAAATGTTTATTAACTGCTTTTAAATATTTATTCATTTTTTAATTATATATGAACCATCTTCTCCAATTGTGCTGAAAGATGTTTCTGGATTGTACAAACTAATTTCTTTTGTCACTTGATAATGCTTCCAATCATTAAATGCTCTTTGCCATTTTTCTCTGCCTAATTCAATAAACTCATCATCTAATGTATGCACTACCACAGTATAAGGATGGTTGACTTCACAAACTACAAATTTAAATTCTTCAACTCCAAGCATATCCATATAAAATGCAGCTTGAAGATCATAATTATATTTATATACATCTCTCCTAAATGCTTGAGGTGAAGCATCCTGAGTTGTTTTAACATCACAAATAAAACCAGCTACATGATTAATGACATCTGGTCTTACTCTAACATCCACACCCTCATAATTTAAATAATGAGATAATTCAACCTCACCTTTACAATAATGCTGTGCTAATTTATTTTTCTTAAAATTCTTTAAAATCTCTTTTATTCTGATATGATCAAAATGAGATAAACAAATCTTTCCATCTGCTTTTTCTTCTTCTAATAATTTTAATTCTTTGTTTTCTTTTTTTCTTAAATCACCAATCTCTGGCATTGGATGATATATATCATAAAAAGTATCTGATTCTAATAATGCTGTGTGTACTGCTGTACCAAATGCCATTGAATC